TGAAGCGGCGCGCGAAAACCCGAGCGCGAAAATTGCGAAAACTTGCCGCTGAAATTGTCTTGAACAGATCAAAAAAGGTTTGAGCGGCCCGCGCTGTCAAAACAAACCCTGCTGAATACCCCGTCGCCTTGGGACGCCATCCGGCCAGGTGCCGTAAACCAGCTCGATACATCGCTGTTCGTTACCGCCACCGCCTACAGTATATTTATGATCGATTTCGACTACAGGCCAGCCGTCGAACAGCGCACGGATGTCGGGGTGGTCATTGATTGAGATGACCATCTGCCCCTTGATCTCACTGGCCACCATCGCCAGGGCCTCGTATTCTCCCCACGGAAAATCTACACCGTATCCCTCGACTTGCCAATACGGCGGATCACAGTAGAAAAGAGTATGCGGCCGATCGTAGCGACGAACAACCTCTCGCCAGTCCAGGTGCTCGATGGTGGTTCCTGCCAACCGATAGTGGGCCTCGGCCAGATCCTCCTCAAGGGTGAAGATATTAAACCGCGGCCGGCTGGTGGTCGCGGTGCCGAAGCATTGCCCGTCCACCTTGCCGCCGAATGCCAGCTTCTGCAGATAGAGAAATCGGGCCGCCCGCTGGACGTCGGTAAGGGTTTCTGGCGGAGTGGATTGGAGCCATTCCCAGTTCTTGCGACTCGTCAGCGCCCACTTGAACTGCTTGTACAGTTCCTCCAGGTGGTGCTTGACTACCCGGTACAGGTTGACCAGCTCGCCGTTGACGTCGTTCAATACCTCGACAGGGGATGGGTGTTTCAACCAAAAGAGCGCGGCCGCGCCGCAAAACGGCTCGACGTAACATTGATGGTCGGGAAACAGCGGGAAGATCGCTTCGGCCAGCTTTCGCTTGCCGCCGATCCAGGGGACTATAGGCTTGGGCATTGTGAGCCTCCACTTTTCAAACCATGTTTGATGTGATAAGCTCCTGGCCGCCGTGACGTCGCGGTGAGGAGCCTTGGCTGGGCTCACAGGCTACTTCTGTGGGTTTAGTGGCCGGGATAGTGTTCCAGCACCATCCCGGCCGCTCCTTTTCTCTCTTTCAGTCCGCAGGGCGACATCGCCCCTTCCCCGGACTACTTATCCGGCGAATCACGCCGGCCAGCCGGTGGTGTAGTCGTAGGCCGCAAGATCATCCACCGTGCCGTTCGGGTCGGCGACAATGGCGTCCATGGCCTCGGCGTGGCTACGTTCGGCTTTGAAACAGGCGCGAACATGCGCGGCCACGGCCGTGGCAATGGGCTCCAGCTCCATAAGCGTCACCGGCACCCACACGCCCCCGGCAGCCTTCCAGGGGGTATCGGGGATCAGGCTGTTTTTCAGACTGGTATAGGCGCCGTTGAGCTGGCTCTGGCTTTCGCGGTCGGTCTTGATCTCGGCACCCCCGACAACGATGCCGCCGGTTTCCTTGTTATAGCGATAGGCAGCAAGTTCCACCTTCCGAGCGGCGGCGACCGCGGCCTTGTCGAGCGGGATCAACTCCACCACCTCGGTCACGGTGCCGGCCACATCATCGATCACATAGGTGGTCGCCCCGGCCCGATGGTATGCCGGCGCCTGGTCAGCGTGCACAAAATCATAGATGCCGGCGGCCCGGCGCTCTTCCTGGGTGAGCAGACTGACGTGGGGGATGGTGAGGCCATCCCACTCGACGTTGTCCTCGTTGCTGACCTTGACCAGTTGACCATCTCGGATGTATGCGAACATGTGTTCCTCCTATCGTGCGTTGGCGTATTTGAGGGGGGCTTCGGCGAGGGCAACGTAGATGTATGTGCCACCGCTGGCGTTCACTCCGGCACCGGCGCCCCGTATCTTGGCGCCGTTGGACACGAGGTCCAGCGCGTTGGTGCTCAACAGCGTCTCCGCGTTGGCGGTGTCCATCTCCAGCGTCGAGTCCGTGACGTTGTAGCCGGCCCGACGCTCATCAAGCACCAGCCAGTTGTTGCCGGCAAGCTCCGTTCTCTTCACCAGCACGGCGGCAGGTCGTGCCCCGGCATAAAAAAACGGCCCATCTGCCGCACCGTTGCCGGTGTATTTCCCAAGCTTGACGCACCCGGAGGATGTCTCGGCCATGGCGATAATGCGGTAGGTGCCACTCGGCAGCGATGCGTCGAGGATCACGCTGGCGGCGTCCACGGTGATCTTCGGCCCGGCAGCAGCCGCCGCCGTGCTATTGAGCAGCAGGTATTGATTTGCCGCCAGCTCCGGGTGCCAGACGTACCAGTCGCCGGCGATGTTGACGATTTTGCCGACGGCCATGATTCGATTGGTGCCCAGGCCATGCGCCACAGTGGTGGGGGTACCGTTGACATGCGCCACCTCTGTAGTGACCACGCCGTATCCGGCGCCAACCCTGAGGGCGTAACCAACGTAATTGTCGGCGGCGGTGGGGGGCACGAATACCGCTTTGCCGGCCGTGCTATTACTGGAGAGCATGTTGGCCAAGTCGTCGGAGAAGCGCCACTGCCAGCTCTGGAGATTGCTGCGGTGCTTAAAAATCTCGATGTAGTTGGCCCACGGCCGCACAGCGGCCAGAGCTGCTTCAACGGAAAGACCGGCCGCCGCGACTGCGGCAAATACATTTTTGGGCCGCTGGGCCGGGCGCGGCAGGTATCTGGTGCAGAGCGCCAGATACCCAGTACCCGGGACGCCCGCGAACGCCCGCTGGCCGCAGTTGATAGTGAATGGCGCCCCAGCGCCGTAGGGGAACCTGGTGCCAGACAGTCCGGTGGCGATATCTGTCCAGGCGCCGGCATCCGTGACATTGCGATATCGCAGCACCCCGACCCCGGCCGCCAGCTCAAACGCGAATGTCTTGCCAGCGGTCACTGTGGTCGTGTGGGTCGCGCCGGCCGGGGTGATGGTGCCGGCGGTCACGTTGGATGCTCCGGCAGAAATCTCCCAGTATGAATTCATCGCGGCGGCATCGAACGTGCCCCATGACGCCGTGGTGGACGACTGTTTGAGGTTCCCCTGGATGATGTTTGCCGCGCCTGGCACCAGAGGGTTGAGCGTGCAATGGTTGTTGGTGGGCGTGTCAATGGTCTGATTGGCCGCGACAATACCGCCGTTGGGCGTCCAGTGGTTACCGGCGCCGCTGGAGTCATATCCGAGGGCCGCGGCGTTTTGGAATTCGAGGCGGAACCCGTTTGTGCCGTAGCTGCCAGTGTATTTCTTCGGCTGCCACTGACCGGTGAGCGGGCAGTAATAGCAGAACGCCGAGGGTTCTAGGGCGAGACCGTCGATAAAGTTGCACTCGGAAATCAGGCCGTCACGGAAATAGGTGCCGCCCGTCGTGCCTATGTGATGTGCCCACGGCCCGTTGATCTGCGTGAGTTCGTTTTGCGCTGGGTAATTCCCCCCCGTAAACGACAACAGTCGTTCGTTATTCACCCAAACCCTTACGCGATCTGCTGCTATGGCCTGGGTCGTATCCACGGCCACGTGGATATGGTAATGGGCCGCTTCGTCCCGGAGCTGTGCGACAGAGGTCAAACCGACAACCGACCCATTACCGACGTACACCTCGAGATTACCGTTGGTCGTGCGAACAAAGTTGCGGTAAAGCGGGGCGGCGGTATCGTAGGCATGGAAAAACGTATCGGTTGTCGGGCGGGAGACGCCGCCCTTTATCCAAAAACTCGCAGTCCACCTCTGACGGTTCCCCGCCACACTGGGTGAGCGCGAGAGATACTGCGACGACGTCGCGTCCAGCAACAGGCTGTACCGGGCGCTGTAGCACCCCATCGTGCCGGCCCGCGGCATCATGCGGACACCCCGGTGGGATAGCCAACCAGCTCGCAGGCCGTGCCGTCGAGGCCGCGGAACAGCAACCAGTCCACCTCGCCTGCGCCGGTGGACTGCACATAATTGAGCATGCCCTTGTATGCCGAAGCGAATGAGAGCACCCGGCCACCGGTGGCATCCTGGGCAACGCGCACCGCGGCGTATCTGCCAGCGGAGAGCCCGGTCGGCGCGGCGAGGGTCCGGTTGCCGCCCAGCACCACCACCGCGTTGCCCTGGGTGGCCCAGTCCCAGGTGATGGTCGCCTGGTCGGTGAGGGTGGATTCCGGCTCCCCGGCCGCGATCAGCGACTGCACCTGGGCGAGGGGTACCGCATCATTGATCCCAACAGCCGGGCCGCAGCGGAATACATTGCTGGCGCTGCCAGCCAATCTTGCAAACGGCTCCTCAAAAACCAGATTGGTGACATCCAGGGTGATAGTTCCCGTGGTGGCCAGCCACCACAGCGTTCCGCCATTCGCGGTCCCTTCCTTCACTGGCACCATCATACGTGACACGAGCTTGGCCGCCGCGTCGGCATCGGTGCGTCGCTGCCACGCTCCGGTCGAGACGACGTAGATGCCGTTCACCGCAGAGGTGGTCTGATCCTTGACCAGGACCGCATCACCAGCCACCACCGCCACCCCGTCAATGACCTGTTCGCCGCTCAGGGATATCTCCGCCGTGGTGGCCACCCGTACTGCGTCCTTGACAATGCCTTTCTGCCGCATCTCAGGGTGGGCATCGGCCGCAGTCGTGTGCTCCACAAACTGTGTCAGTCCGGCATACGCTGCCGGATTGACCACCATGTTCAATTCGGCAGCCGCGGCAATCATGGTGCGCAGCTTCAGCTCCGCCTCGATCAGGGTCGCACCGCCCTCGGCCGGGAAATAATCCCCCTGATCGTCGGCGTTGGTCACGGCGTAGAGGATCTCGCCCAGGTCCGGATCGGTGGCAAACACGCCCAGTTCGCACAGGTCATACCCTGTTACCAGGCCGGCATTGGTCAGGATCACGGCGATCTCGCTGACTGCGTCGTCAACACGGCTGACCGACTGCACCGCCAGGGTCTGCCGCTCGGTGATCAGGCAGCACAGGTCTGCCAGATCGAGCCGATGCGCATCCAGCGCCGATGCCAGCGCCGCTGCCACTGCAATAGCCGTGTTGCTGGCGGCCAGGTCCACCCGGATGCCGATCGAGCCCGCCGGTGCCGGATCGACACCGACGCCATCCAGCCGGAACCAGACATGGAACAGTAGATAGGGCGAAGAGAGGGTGAAATAGTCGCCCGCCGTCAGCGCGCTCGCCGCCAAGCACTGCACCGTTGCCACCTGGGCCACGCCAGTTGCGCCCGGCGTTGGGATGGCAACGGTGAACCCCGTGTTCACGTCGGCGGCGCCGGCCGCGCCGGTCTCGCTGTTGGTGATGGTGACGATGGCCGCGTTAGCCACGGCGGAAAAGACGCTGCCGGCCGGTGGCATCCGGCCAGAGCCGGTAGCTACCCGAGTGAAGGTCAATTGCCCCCCTGCCTGCAACTTGGCGAGCAGGGCCTGGCCGTGCTTGGTGAGAACAAAACCCGGAAAATCAGACATGGCGCTCCTCTTATTGAATGGTGAGCCGGCTGTATTGCTGGATGCCGGTGGCGTGGTACAGGATCGAATCGGCGGTGGTTATTCTGGCCACATACGGAGCAACGATGATCCGCGGCCGCGAGATTAGGGCCATGCCGGAGAACAGGGCCAGGGATGCCGAACGGGTGAGCCTGATGCCAGCCAGCTTCGAGCGCGCCGGCTTCTGTTCATTGATCACCCAGGCAAGCAGCTCGTAATCATCGGCCCCAAATCCCTCGGCTGGTGGATCCGTGACAACCCGGAACTCGGCCCATCGGGCCGGATCCTCGTCACGCAGATTGACGATGCGCACAACGGCATAGCCGTAATGAGACAGGATGGCAAACAGACCGGCAACGCGGCCCCCCTGGAGTTGCCAGGTATAGGCGTTGACCACACGGGCACGGAACCTGTCGGCCGATTCCAGCCGATGATGGCGGATACCCCTGGCCTGGGCATAGTGATCAAGATACTGTTCCTCGCAGGTGGCCGGGTTGAACTGGCGCCGGAGCCAAAGCATATCCTCGCGCACCTGGTCAAGCAGGCTCGCCGCGCCGGCAACAATCGCCGCCAGAGCGCCAGGCACCCGCACCAACGGCCAGCCGAGCGTATCCCTGAAATAGCGCCAGAAGATTTCCATGCTATACGTCCCCTTCATAACACTCGCCGAACAACCTATCGCAAACACGTAAAGATTCACTGCCATGCTTTGGCACGCCATCGGGGAGACCGAAAAGCATGCAGCGGCTATCCTCCGGCCTCTCCCCGCGCCTCCAAAAACTGCAGGCGTTCCACCCTGGGCCATCGTAGCAATGTCCGCGCATAGGCCCGCCGACATATTCAGGACCAGGAGTCTTTGTAATTTTCATGAAGCGGCCCCGTTATGCCTCGACGGCCCAGGAACTGGTCAGCGACAAGCTTTGCAGGACGGCCAGTCCATCATCAGGAATTACCACGCTCGCCACCGGCGAGGTCCAGACGATCTCCTTGACGCCCCCGACCGCCATCACCGCTGCCACCAGCCGGTCCATGGTGACATCTTCACTAATTTGCAGAGGCGCCACGCCGTCCACCTGACTCGGATCCTCGAACAGGGCGCGCAGCCGGCTTTCCGCCTCCGCCAGGATCGATGCCGGATCGCCACTGGTTAGCACCAGGTTGGCAGCGATGGCGATGTTGGTCGGGGTCGGCCCCTTGACGAGCCAGTCGTCGTTGATCGCCGCCTTGCCGTCGATGTTCGCGGTCACGGCGTCGATCAGGGTCTGGGTCGGCACGCCGGCCGTGGACTTAATCACCACATCGAGTGTACCCTGGCCGCGCGGATGCTGGTCGAGGACCGTAACAGCGATGACGCCGGCCACCTCAAACGCCCAGGCCATATACGCATACTTGGTCAAACCGTTATTCCCTTGCCACGCTAGGCGGTAGCGTTCCTGCAATGCCTTGTCGGTTTCGGCATCCGCTCCTTCGCTCACCAGCCAGTCCGCCCGGTTTTCCACTCCGTCCACGCCGGGAATCGTGGTGGCGATTTCCACGATCTGCCCGGCAGTCACGTTCGACCCCCGGCCGTATTCCTCCGCCTCCACCGGTACGAGCACCTCAAGGGCGCCAGCCGGCAGCACCGCGGCTTCCGTGGTCACGAACCGGTAAACGTTTCCCTGGCCGTCCGGCAGCGTGCGGACAACGCGACCGGCCGGTACAGGCACGTTTCCGGCTGTTTCGGCCCTGGTAAAAACAACCACCCCGCTCGCCTTGGTGCTTGGTTTTCTGTCGAGCACCACCTGGTCGGCATGCAGGTCGAGCCAATCATTTTCCGACAACAACGGAAACGCCATCTGCAACACGAAGAGCAGAAATTGATAGAGCTGATAGAGCCCCCAACACCAGAGTTCGATCAACCCCCGAACAACCCCCTTGTTGAGGTTGAGCCGCGCCGGCAGCCAGCCCTTGGCCGCATATTCGTCCTGCACCGCATCGATCCGCGCGAACATGTCGGTGCGGATATCATCCAGGCTTTTATTGATAGGGATTGACATCCTTGATCACCATTTCCGTTTTGTCGCCGCCGGTCTCGACCACCAGATTGAACGGGTGATCCTCGCCGATCACCATAAAGCTGGCCTCCAGGGTAATCCCCGTATGGTCCCACCGGATCACCGTGCATCGGGCAGAGCCTGGCTCCACTCGCGGGTCTTCGTTGATCCGCCGCGTCACCTCGGCGCAGAGCGCCATGCGGTTAACATCGGTGCCTTCGTCCATCACGAAATCAAGCACGTACGCCCGCCAGGTGGTGTCGTAAAACAATCCCTCCCGGCCGGTCCACAGGCGAAGCCGGATATCCTGCACCACCGATTGCGGCCCGCTGGTCAGTGCCGCCTCGCCATTGGCGGCGATCACCGGCTGTAAATGCTCATCGAGCAGTATGTCCTGGCCGTAGATCGTCACGAGTGCGAATGGTGGTTGGTGTTGCCGCCGGCATCCGTTATGGTGCCCTCCGCGACGATATTGCCGGTCACGTGCAGGTCGCCGACCAGGGTGCTGGCGCCAGGGCCACCAGCGGCATCGGTCACCGACAACAGACCGCGGATTTCCACTTGCGGTGCCTGGATCGTGGCCGTCCCGGCCACCTGGATGCTCCAGATACCGCCTATTTCCTCGGTCTTGCTGCCGCCGGCCACGTTCTGCTTATCCGCCGGGGTCACGCAGATGATGTTGTTGGCGGCGTTGATTTTGATGTGCGTGCCCGGCCCTCTCTGGATGATGAAGCCGCCGATCTCCACCTCCGGCGCCGCCATACCGTGCCAGCGGAAATTACTGATCCGCGGATAATCCGGGTCGCCGTCGTAATAGGTCAGGTCGCACAAGGTTCCCACAGCCGGTGGGCAGACGATGCCCCGCTTCGGTCCGGCCCACACCACCGGGATCTCCACCCTGGGGATCACCGGCTCCCGCTCGTCAACCGATTCGTCGTTGCGCAGCGGCTGCACGTCCGCCCAGTAATGGCCATCGCTGGCATAGGTCTTCACCACCCTGGCCTTGCGCGTCACCCGGTAATAGCTGCGCAGATCCGGCATCACCAGTTCGATCACCCGTTTCAGCAAGGTCGGCAGATCAGCCACGGCCATATTCTCCTCCGTATTCAATATGGGTTCGTACCGAGGCGGGCGTCACCTCGTGCCGCACGGTCAATGCCCGGAGACGGGCGTCGATTCCCCGGCGGGCATCCTGCAGGCGGAAGAGTCGCGAGGCCGAGAACCCGGCCAACAGGAAGGTGGTCACCCGGCTCAACTGCGCCCCGGACTCCGAGGCAGGCAAATGCTCGATCAGGCCGGCAGCGGTGGCGATCACCGGCACCTCGCCCGGCTCGTCAAAATCGCCCCAGTTGACCAGGCCATCAGCACTCATCCACAGTGCCCACCGGCGCATATCCAGGCCAAATGCTTTGGCGCAGGTGAGGGCGCACTGTCGGGCCACCTGCCATACCGGGACATCCGAGGCCACGAAACGAGGCAGGATCGGGCCGGGGCTGTCGATACGGCCGAGGGGCAGGCCGGCGGCGGTCACACAGTGGCGGACGATGGCCGCCGGATCCTCATTTTCCCAGGACTGCCTGATTCTGGTGGTGGCCAGCGGCAACTCCGGGCCACTGGCCACCAGTTCGAGCTGGTCGCTGGTGCCGGGCCGCACCTTGCTCACGGTGCCATGCCAAACCGCCGGGGCTTGATCCCGGTATCCGAGGCTGACCACCACCTGTTCGCCGGGCCGGATGGCACGGTACAATTCACCGGTTGGATCCGGCAGAGTGGCGGCTGCATGATCGAGAGGGGAATGACGCAGGGAGACGATCGTGAGGCGCGGGCAGCGCAACACCTCCCGGCTGCCAATCGTTATGCGGGTACGCAGGCCATTGATCATGACAGGTCCACCGTCAGCCGGCGGTCAAGTTTTGGGTCGGCCGCCGTTGTTGCCGGCGCGCCACCGGTGGTTTTCGCCGCCTGCCGCGCTTCCACCCTGGTCACCGGCGGGACATGCTCGACAAAGGACAGGTTGGCCGAGATCACGTCATCCTGGTCTGTCTCCTGACTGCTCAGGCCGGAAAAAACCACCCGCTCGATGCCACGGGCCAAGGCGTGGGGGTTCACCACGTCGTAGATCTTGGGGTTGCCGCCGTTGTCCGTGCCCTTAAATATCCGATTCAACTCATCCAGCTTGGAATAGCAGGTCGAGCTTTCCTCGGTGAGCAGCTCGACCACCAGGGTGATATCGGCATCCTCCCAGCCCAGGGGCACCTTGACCTTGCCGCTCATGCCGTCCTGCTCCGCCTTGTCGAAGCGAACCTGGCCAGCGATCGTCATGCTCTGCAGAATGCCCGGCACGAGCCTACCACCCAGACTGAGCTGGCCGTCGCCGAAGCTGAGGATGCCATCAACCATCGTGGGCCTCCACCAGGGCCTGGAGTTGGCGGATGAAATCATCCGGGTTGCTGACCCCAGGCAGGTTCAGATTTTCGATTTTGATGGTGACGGCGCGGCCGCTTTCGCGCCCCCCTGCTGCCGCTCCTCGCCGGGTAGCGGTAACATCGCTGGCGGCCGCCGCTATATCGGGCGAGGGGGGCACGGCCGACGCCACCCCCGGCGCTACCGCCACCGAGGTGGCCAGGGCTACACCGCCCAGGCCGGCGGCCAACGTCTTCTGCAGACCCGGCGCCGCGGCCGATACTCCAGCGCCCAGGGTATCCATGATCCGGCGGCCGGAGAGGGTGAGCTGCGAGAGCGGCCCTTCCTTGGCGTCGGAAAACGGCAGCAGTTCGCGGAGCTTGGCAAACCCGGCCTTGACCGCCTCCACCGGCGCCATGATCTTGCTCTTGATTCCGGCGACCAGGGTGTCGATCATCTTGGCGCCGGAGGCGAACAGATTGAGATTGGCCAGCCCCGAGAACACCTGAGCCAACCAACCGGCCACGTTGCCGATCGCCCGACCAAGTCCGATCACGAGCCAGAGCAGGCCGCCGATCACGTGGGCGACGATCTCCAACGGCACAATGGCCAGCCGGATCACCCAGGCCAGCATACGGAACGCAGATCCGAGCACCATCCCGACCACCATGCCCAAGGTTCGCCAGGGGCCGGCATCGGTGGCCGCAGTTGAACCGAACAGCGCCACCGCAACCGCCCGGATGATCTCCCATAGAGGCCGGAAAGCGAAGGTCAAACTGTCGAGCACCGGGGCGAATATTTCGCCGATGCCACTGGCGGCATAAATAAAGGCGCTCGATAACTCGGAAAGAAAACTTGTGACCCGATACACCACCTTGGCCACGGTAGTGACCAGCCCCAGGAGTCCGGCAGCCTGGAGCTTGTCGGCCAGCTCGCCGGAGATTGAGCCGCTATCGCCTCGAAGGGTGGCGAATATCTCCCGCACCGCCTCCACCACCAGGCCGAGGTTGCCGAAAAAGGCATCGACCACATCGGCCATGCCGCCGAAGTTGTTGCGGTAGGCAACGTACAGTGCCGCCACCGCCCCAACCGCGACCCAAACGGGCCAGGAGAGCGCGGCCAACCCGGCCACCAGCGGCCCGAGCTGGGCGGCGACGATGGCGGTCAGACTGCTGACCCCGGCCATAACCAGGGCAAAGGCCGCCACCCCCACCACGGCCGCGGCCACTGCCCCAACCAGCCCCAGGACGGTCTTACCCGCATTGGTGGAGGCGAGGCGCTGCAAGCCCAGGGTCACGGCCGAGACTCCGCTGACGATCCAGAGCAGCACCGGCACGAACATCTGGCCACCCACCTCCAGCAGGTTGTGGAACCGCTGACCGGCGATCTCCAGCACAGCGCCCAGATCCTGGTTCATCGCCTCGGCCATTTTGGTGGTGAATCCGGTGCCCATCTGCATGGCGCCGCTCACGCTGTGGATGTTGGCGGTCAGGTCACCCAGTTTACCGTAGAGCAAGTCGATCACCGCCACCGCCTCCTGGGTGCCGAATGCCTTCTGTATCTCCATCTTCTCCACGGCGTCCAGGGTGGCGCCGTACTTCCCCTTGAGGGCGTTCAGTATCTCCGGCATGGAGAGCAGTTGCCGGTTGCTGTCCATGAACTGGAGGCCCAGCTTCTTGCCGGCGCCGGCCGCGGCCTGCATCAGCGCCTTGTACTTGGTGCCGGCCTCGCTGCCGCTCATGGTGGCCTGGAGCATGCCGAGGATGGTCAACTGTTCCTGGAGCGGCACCTTGGCCGTGGTGGCTGTGGCGCCCAGCTGGCTGATGGCCTGGGCCATGCCCGAGCCCGTGGTCTTGAACGCCTGCACGCTGGCGGCGATGCCGGCCGAGAATATCTCCCCGAACGCCAGATCGGAAAGGTCGGCGTACATACCCTTGTAGATGCCGTAGCCGGTGGCGAACAGGCTGGTCATCTCGGCGGTGGTGGACTTGGTCGCCTTGCCGGTAAGTGCCGCGAGCTTGGTGAAGTCGGCCACGCCCTGGTCGGTCAATGACGAGATGCCGCTCTTGATGTCATAGGCAGCGGAAATGAACTGGGCCTTGGTGGTGCCGGCCCACTGGTTGGAGAAGTCCTGGCCGGCCAGTTTGAGGGCCTCCATATCCTTCACTCCGACCGAGGCCAGCTCACCCAGGGCCTTGCCGGTCTCCACGGTGGCAAAGGCCGTGCCGCCCAGCACCCCCAGTACCAGCGCGGCCACCGCCGCGATCGGCAGCATGGACTTGGCCAGCGCCGCCATGCGGACGGAAAGGGCGCCGGCCCCGCGTTCGGTGGTGGCCATGGCCGCCTGGATCATGCGCAGCGGCCCGCTGATCATGTCCACCAGCTGCATTACCGCCCCGACCTGAAACGCCGCGCCACCAAACATCTATTTGCCTCCCAGTGCCGTTGCCATGTTTTTGAAGAAACGCTCCTCGGCCCAGAGTGCCTTCGCGGCCTGGATAACGAAGGTCTCGAAATCATCGGCCGGACGCTGTCCCAGGTATTGCCGGATCAGCACTGCATGCTGGTCCAGCCCGTCCAGGTCGGCCACGGCCTCCCGTACTACTTTCCCAGCGAGTCGTACCCCATCCGCTTGTAGACCTCGGTGGCAAAACTGGTCGCCACGCCGGGATAGTCCGCCACCACCGCTTTGAAGTCGTCGGCCTGCTCCGGCCGCACCAACTGGGTCAAAAGATTTTTGAAGGCCCGCTCGGGATCCTTCTGTACTTCCTTGTTGGCCCTGGAAAGCTGTTGGGGCGTGGGCTTGCGGAACTGGTAACTCACCCGTACCTCCCGCTCATCGAAATCAACGAACTCCGCGGTCAGCGCGATATACTTGATGCTGGCCTCCTCGGCCGGACCCTTCTCTGTTGCCATCTCGATACTCCGTTTAGATTATGGTTCCAGCGGCCACCCTGCGCGGCCGCCCGCTCAATACGCCGCGGCGCCGCCCCACTTGATGGGGGAGAGCACCACGAAATCGAACTTCTCGGCGCCGACGTTGTCGTCTTCCTGCTTGGCCGAAGTGTCGGTCTTGGTGATCATCACATCGGGCAGGGTATCGGTAATGGTCGGCTGATCCTGATTGGCGTAGGCCGCCACGATGGGGAATGGCGTCCTGGCGTACACCGACCCCCCCAGGACGGCGCGCAACCTGGCCGCCTCATCCTTATCCAGGGTCATGGAGCCGGACGCCTTGTAGTTCTTGCGGCCAAAGCCGCGCGGGGTCGCGCCCTTGCCGTAACGCGGCTCGATGCCACGTTCGTCCTGATAGCTGATCTCGGTGATCCCCACCGCCACTCCGCTGGGCAGTTGGATCTCCACCGACTCCCAGTCGTAATAGTTGCCGTTGATGGGCATTGACGTTCCTCCTTGTTGACTTCCTGTTTTCCCTCCTCAGATGAGGCGGCAAAACAGGAAGAATTGATTACTGCAACCGCGGATCGAAGCTCGACCCGGCGTAGATATAGCGGGCAAAAAGCTTGATCTGGCGGATAATCGGAATACCGAGCAGGTCCATCTCCACCGCCACCCCGTTGTTGACGATGTCCTGCCCGGGCGGGATGGTGACCACGAAATCCGCCAACTCCTGCGGGATCGCCGCCTTCATGGTATTGAGGGCGTTTTCGATCTTGGCCTGCAGGAAGTTGAGACCGGCGGCGCCGCCCTCCATGAGTGGATCGCCCGCCTCGTCGTACATGCTGCCAAGGGCGGCAATCCGGGCCTTTCGCACCGCCTTGAATACGGTACGCAACACTTCGATGTACTGGTAATCACTGGTCGCGTCGGCCAGGGTCTTGGCGTCGCCCCAGTAGACGGAGCGCAGCCCGGCGTAGTGCCTGGCCGTGGCGTAGCCGTTACTCTCCAGTTGCTGCTGGTGGGCCTCGGCGAAGGTCTCCGGCAGGCTGCCCTGGGAGATGCCTCCATCCCGCACCCGGCCGGTGGCCCGCATCACCGGCACCGAGAGAATCCGGCCGGCCATGAGCCCTCCCCAGTTGCGGGTGATCCGCTGCCCGGTGACATCGGTCACCTCGCCCCAGGCGGCGCAGACCGAGACGAACCGGTGGGCGTAACCCTGCCGGTCGGCGATCATGGCCGCGACCCAGTCGTCCATGGTCTCGTTGGCCCACGGCAACCTGGACTCCACCAGGAAGAAGGTGGGGCGGTGCTTGTTCCACATGCTGTCGGCCTTGGTTCCCACCGCGGCCCAGTCGGTGGAGTCGCTGGGGCCGACCACGAAGACGTATTCCACGTCGTAGAGATCGAGCGGCTGTTCAACGGCATCGAGTACCGCCGAGATGGAAGGGACCGGCTCCAACAGCTCGAAGCTGTACGTGTCGCCGGCCACGGCAGCCTGAGCCGGGAAGGTGATCGTTGCCCCGGTGGTGCCCACGGTGATCGCGCCGTCCACCGGAATGGTCCGTACCGTCCCCCAGGCATCGCCGCCGTCCAGGGAGAGCTGATAGGTGCCGACGTTGCGGCCACCGGCGCCGACGATCTTGAGGATCGCGTCGGCCGCTGCCTTGATGGTGCCGGCCACGGTGATATCCGGTCCGGTGCCGACCTTGGTCACCGGACCGATCGAGGCCCGCACGGTGAAACTGTAAGTGTCGCCGGCCACATGGTCGCCGCTGCCGAGCACCAGGGTCGCCCCGGTACCGGCCACCGTGATCTGGCCGTTGACCGGAGTGGGCGTCGCCGCGGCCCAGATGGTGCCGCCATCGGTGGACAGTTTGTAGGTCGCCACGCCCAAGGCGCCGCCCACCACGATCTCCACCACCACCTCGCCGTTGCCGGTCGGGCTGCCGGAGTTGGTCGCCTCCGGCCCGGTGCCGGCATGCACCACCGGGGTGAGATAGCCGCCGGCGAGTCCCGCCACCGGCACCGCGATCACCACCGGAGCTTGGCCACCGGTGGCGAACACGTCCCGCAGGCGGTCCACCAGGGGGCCAACCCCGAGCAGCGCTGTGAGGTCGCTCGACTTGCCGAGCAGATACCCCTTGCCCACCTGGCCAATGGAACAGACCCCGGCCACGATACAGGTGCCTTCAACGCCGCCGGGTGCCAGACCCGACGTGCCGTCCACCAGATATTCCAACACGTCTCCCATGACTCATCCTCCGCTTGTGCGCTTGTGCGCGGTTACCCGATCACGATCCGGCCGCCACCCTGGGGGCGGGCTCTGAATGCGGCCAGCGCTCGGGCGAACACCTCCGGGGTGCATTCCTTGCCTTCGGCCCAACCAGCAGCCCGCATCAATCCGGCCAACTCCCACTCCTTGACCCCGGCCGCCGTTGCCAGCTCCGCCACCGGCTGCAAGCCTTTACTTGCTTCCGGCCGGGCCGTCTGCTGCCTGGCGCTCTCAGCGCCGTCGGCAGCCTTGGTCGTTTTCCCCTTACTCGTGTTTTTTGCCTTGTCCTCAGCCATACGTTCCTCCTTCAGCGCGTCGATACGCCATTAATAAGGTTGACATCGGTGATGAGCGGCACTTGCTCGTCGCGGTAAATGCCGCCCTTAAACGTGATCCAGACCGGGATCGAACGCTTGGTGAACGCCTCCACCAACTTGCTCTCGAAGCCGCCACGCTCGGCCCGGTACGGGGCCACCGACACCAGGTTGCCAGCCGCATCCACGGTCTTGCCCGGCAATCCGGTGATAAAATCTCTGAAGAATTGCTCCAGCCACGCCTCGTTGTCCGCCCTGATCTCGGCCCGCACCTGCAGGCTCATGGTGTGGGTCTGCCGGCGGTGGGTAACATGCGTGGCCGGGTCCGTCCCCGGCAGCCGCGCGAAAAGCCGTGGCCGGCGTTTGATCTCCTGCGGCATCATCTCGATCTCCAGCCGTGGCATAGGCAGGATCGCGCTCTGCTGGGCCGGCTTATCCATGATGTTTGCCGCCCCCATCCCCGCCGCCACCGCGGCTGCAGTGATGATCTCTTTCGCCAGCGCTCGCATCAGAGACCGAACCCCTCGCGCATGAATTCGGCCGTTTCCGCCTGGGCCTCGGCCTGATCCTCCTCGGTGAAGCCGACGAACGGCCGGGCCGGGAGGGTGACCTTTTTAACGAACACGTCCTTGCCGCCGGCGCCGGGGAATTTCAGGAACCGACCCTTCTTGGGGGTGATTTCCGCCCCATTCTGGTGGGCTGCCGCCCGGATATCGTTGGTGCCCCAGGCCACCGTGTCCGGCGTGGCCTCGTACCCGATGGAATTCTTGAGCGTGGCCTTGTCGGTCAGGGTCTGGCCACCTTCCTCCTCGGCCCGTCGAGACTTGGGCCATGCCGCACCGTCCGGCCCCTCTTCGTCTCGGAAGCGCTTTCTGGTGGCGGCCACCATTGCCTCGCCGATGTTGGCGGCAAGCCGCTGCCGGTCGGCGAAATGGGCCAGCGCCCGAGAAACCCCGCGCCCGAACTGACTGGTGTCCAGCTTGAACGATGCGCCCGCCATCGCTAGAAGCCCTCCAGGTCGAAGAATTTGGCCGGGGCAGCGACCTGGATGGTGCCGGGGCTGACCTCGGTCTCACCGAGCAGGGTCAGCCCCAGGTCGATCTTGCCATCCCGGATCAATCCCAGATCGGCCCTGGCCTGCTTGACCATGTCCTGGACGTAGAGAAACTGGTTATTGCTGCCGGCGTCGGTGTCCATCAACGAGGTGATGGCACCCAGCGACCGATAGCAGGTCAACACCGCCGCGATCCGGTTGATCGTGCCCGGCACCGTGGCAAGCGGCAGCGCATAGCGGGGCCGGAGAACATCGTCGATCTCCAGGGAGACCGCGCCGATGTTCTTGGCCAGCAGCCCCGGATGCAACTCTTCCAGCTTATCCAGGTACGCCTGGAGCACGTAGGTGGCCAGATCGGCGGCGGTGCAGTACGTGGCCATGGGTTACGCCGTCACCGTGGCCGTGCAAATCCCCTTGACGTTGGGGATGGGGAACGGCTTGGCCTCGCCGATCAGCTTGTAGCCGCTGGGGTCGTCGGTCTTGGCCGGCTTGACCAGCATGGGCATGGGCTGCAGGTTGCCGTCGAGATCGTCCAGGGCGCAGTAAGGAGCGAAATGGCCGGCATCGGTGGCGACCATCTTCAGCTCCTTGACCCCGACCACGGCGGTCATCACCTTGGTCTGCGGATTGCGGTAGAGTTCACTGCGCCGCTTGACGAGGTAGCCGCCGATGTTGATGCCCTGGTCGGTGATCTCCACCCGCAGCTTGGCGGTGGACTTGAACTCCTCGGCCAGGGCGAAGAGCGCCCCGTAGGCGGTCTTGCCGGCCCAGATCTCCACGGTGCCGCCAAAGCCCTGCTCTTGGATCTTCTCTTCCATGGCAGTGAGCAATTCGAAGACATCCTTGATTTTGGTATCGACCGCGTCCCAGAGTTTGGCCGGCACCACCGAGAGAATGGCGCCGAAGTCCACCTCGTAGGTCTCGAATCCGCCCGCTTCCAGTTGTACCGGCCACTGAATTTTGCCGGTGAGCGACTGGGCACAGAGGGCCTCGGTGGTCATCCGCACCGCCCGGCGGAGGGTATCGGTCTTCTGCACCGCCCACTGCTCGCGGCTGGTAACGCCCAGCATCTTGAGGTTGTTGAGGTCCACCCCGGAGACCTTGATGTTGGGCCGCACCGGGAAGGGCTCGTAGAACGCGGTAACCCCGATCTCGGCGGTGGCCGGGATGGACGGCGCACCGCGGCGCACCAGGGGCAGGGCATGCACCACGGGAGTGAGCATGTCCGCGCCGATCATGGCCAACGGATGCTGAGGCCGGTTGGTGAAGATGGTGTCCATGACCGGGGTTTTCAGCACCTGCAGGCTGGTGAGATACCGCGCCACCGTGGCGGGATTGAAGAGACTGCGAATATCAATCATGATGTGGTCCTCGCTTTTTTCTTGGTTTTGTCGGTTGTCAGCACTTGGTATCCGGCCAGGCCCTTATCCCACCGGGTAGAGGCCCTGGCCCTGCATCAGCATCAGCAGCCCGGCGGCAGGCGCCGCCTGGGCGACCCGGCCAACTTTGAGCACGTCGCGCCGCACGGTACCGTGGGCAACGTAGTTGCCGGCCGCGGCCTCGGCGGTATCGACCAGGTCATCGAGCACCCCGTCGATGCGGGTGGTGTAGTCCGCCGTGACATTGACGGCATTGGCCACGTTGGCGACAAAATCCACCGTCACCACCCCGGTGGCGTAATAGACAGTGCCGCTTCCCCCGGCCGAGCCGACCAGGCGGCCATGGCCGTCGTCGCTGAAGGTTTCCACCCCATCGCCGATGCTCAGAGTGCCCGGCTCCAGCGGCAGGCCGCCGGCCAGGGTGGCGGTGTAAACCTGGGTAGCCCCGTCGCCGGTGGCGATTACCTCATCCGCTACCACTGCCAGGGGGTTCAATTTGCCGTCCGCGGCCCGAGTGAGCAGCAGCCCCACCGGATATTCGCCGTCATCGGCCTTGAGGGCGCCGGAAAGCACCACCGGGTCGTGGCCGGGGGCCTGGGCGCGTTCGTCGGTGCGGCTGAATGTGCCGATTTGTCCTTTGATGGGCATTGCGTGATCTCCTTGTGCGTTTGGTTACCACTCAGACGTGGCTGGTCAGATCGGCGGGGAGTTTGGCCCCCTCGCCGTGATCGCTGTTCCCGTCGCCGCCGCCGGCGGCCTTGGTGAACTCCTTGAACAGCGGATGGGCCGAAAACTCGCTCAAGAAATCCTTGAACCAGGCGGCCGGGCTCTGTTTCTTGCCCTCGCTGAACTCGTACTCGCCACCGGCCTCGGTAAGGCCGACCATGAACTCCACCAGCCCCTTTTCCTTCCAGGCCGGCAGCAGCTTGCCGTCCTTGATCCCGGCCTCGACAAAGCTCTCGATCTCCGCCCGGCGCTGTTTTTTGCCGGCCTCGGCAAAATCCGCCGTCGCCTTGTCGGCCTGCTCTTTGTAGCTCTTGGCCTCGCCTTCGGCCTTGGCCCTGGCCGCCTGTTCGTCGGCCAACTGCTTTTTCAGTTGCTCCAGCTCATTCATGCTGTTCGCCTCCTCGTTGAATTCATACGATGTGCTTGCATCGTCAGCCGCGAAGCTGACGTCCTTCAGCCCCTTTACCGCCGGGGGCTGCGCCCCTAAAAACCCGACGTGCCGCAGGGTGCCGTCCGGGTAGATCGAAATCGACCGCTTTTTGTACCGCCCGGCCGCCACCAGCTCCTCGAACTCCGGGGCCACCTGTTTGAACTTGGCCAGCAGCAAATCGCCGGCCCGTTGCAACCCCTCCACCCAGCCATAGGCCGGGGCGTTATCCTTCGGGTGCCCCACCACCGCCGGGGCCTCATGTTTGGCCGGGTCGTAGCCGGCCACCATCCGATCCAGATCCGCGGCGGTGAATTCCCGTTCACGGCCCTGGCTGTCGGTGTGCCTGCCCGCCCGAAAAACCTCCACCCATCCCTGCAGTCCTTTTTTCACTCCGATCACCTCCGTGCCGTGCCGGCTGCAAACTGTTTATAAACGCCCAGGATTAACGCTTCGGTCACTCCCTGACCTCGGGCTCGGCCGGACACCCAAAAACGCGCACAGGGCATTTCTCGCGTTTTCTTGACTTTCGCTCGCCCGGCCGCTACATTGAAGCCAGGGAATCCGAGGTGTGCCATGACCATGGCCCGGCATGGGTAAGAGCAATGGCGCCTCGGGCTGTAGCTCCGGCGCGGCTACAGCGCCTCCCTGTACAGCAGCCTGCCCACCCGTTGCCCTTCCAGATACTCCAGCAACTGTTGCTCGCTCCCTCCCAGTTTGGGCGGAAAGGCCGTTGCAGTCAGCCAGCGGTCGCCCACCAGACTCCAGACCACGAAACCGCCAACCTTGCCAGCGGCGTCGCCGAACAGGCGGATCAGGTTGATGACCGTATACACCCGGCCGCTCACCTCGGCCGGCACCAGCCATGCCTCATACGGATCCCGGATGGTCTGCGCCAGCAGCTTGACGTACCGCTCCCGGCCGTCGCGGGTGACCACCTTCCAGCGGCCGCTGCCTTTGTCTACGAACAGCCCTTTGTTCACCGGCAGCACCCGGCCCGACTCTCCCGGCAGGGTGATGAGCTTCTCGCCGGACAGATCCTCGATGCCGAACTCCTGCAAGAAGGCCTTGACGTATGCCTCCGGCGCCAGGCCGGACGGGAGCAGATCCTTGTCGGTAAACGGCCGGACGTGCCGCGGGTCGATCTCGGCCAACGACGGCCGGCAGCGCTCCTCGGCATAATCGCCTGGCTTGCCGCAGATCGCCTTGCCCACCAGGGGCAGCACCTCGCCTTCGGCCGCTCCGGGCGTAACCCCTTCCCAGTAGCTCTTGCCCGGATTGTAGGCAAAGCCGGGGTCGGGCAGCAGTTGCACGGCCGGCATCCTGTTGCCGGTGACCGGGTCGATGGGTTCGATCAGCTCCGGCACCTCGCGGGCCACCGTTACCCCCATGCGCTCCACCTGACGCGCCGACAGCGAGGTCACCCCGCACCGGCACCGGAAACCATTGGGCGGATACCAGGTGTCCCAGAAGGGATGGTCCGCGGGATACACCTGGCCGTTCAGTGCCCGGTGGGTGGGCCGGGTGCGGCGATCATTGACCGCGTCGTACATCCAGTAAGGTCGGGTGGCGGTGGCCTGCCGGAGCTGTTTGTAGCGGCCGACGTGGTAGGCGGTCTGGACGTTGGTGCGGAAGATGTTGTCCACCCGCCAGGACCGCTTACCGGTCCAGCCGCGGCGCTCGAAAATCGGCCCACACTCCTGTTTGAACTGCTCGAAGGTGGTGCCCTGCTCGATGGCCCGCTGCATGGCCGCATACACCGTTTCCAGCTCCGCCCCCTTGGCAATGCCCGAAACCGCGAAGGCCCTGAGCTTCGCCTCCGCCGCCAGGGTGTTGAATTCCTTGGGCGCCATCGGCACCTTGTTCCGCCAGAAGGCAATCGCCTCCTGGGGCGGCAGCGGCTTGAACTCAAGCGTCATTCCCGGCGGCCTCCTCTCTGGCAGTGAAGCGGCCGTACAAATCGGCGGCGAGCAATACCTGCTCCATCCGCACCTGCATGGCCTCGGCGCTCAGGTCGGGCCAGGCGGCCAGCAGCTTCTCCATGGCCTCTTCGTACGAGTCGGACTCCTGCACCAGGCGGAGCAGCAGTTCCTCATTGGCGTCCAGGGCGGCCGATGCCGCCTCGATGCCGACATCGGCCAGGTCTTCCAGGGCCTGCTGCTCCGGGGTGTACTGGCCGGCCGAGCCTGGTTCGGTGAACTCGGGTCGTGGTGTCGGCAGGCCGCCGGCCGGGGCCGGATCGACCAGCTCGAAATCGTCTTCCTGGAGGCCGTAGCGGCGGGTGTAGTATTTCTTGGTGAAACGCAGTCGGCCGCCCTCGCTCAGGGTTTTGTCGCGGTCGGCAAAATCCTTTTGCGGATCCTCCTCCTCCCACCAGTTGAAGCTGGGGGTGGGCACGCCCGGTGTGTTGATCTGTCCGTAGAGCCAGGCGATATCCTCCATGGTGGTCTTGACCTGCTTGGCGTCGGAGTCGCGGTAGACCTCCAGGACCGCCTCGTGGGTCTTGCTCTGGCTGTAGGCCCCGCCCTTCTCGCTGGTCTCGGCGGTAAGGGTCTGCCCCATGATCGCCTTGCTGATCTCGGCATCCATGGCCGCCACCAGGGCAGCGAAGGCACCTCCGCCGCCGCTGCTGGAGCCGCCGGAGCCGCCGGAGCCGGTCAGCAACTCCAGGGTGGAGCCTTCCGGGCCGATGGCCACCGCGTCCTGAACCATGTTCACCAGGTTGCGCAGCAGTTCCTTCTGCTCCAGATAAGTAGCTCCCTTGGGGTAGCGGCCAAAGAGGAACGGCATCCCGTACTTTTCGCAGAAGGTCACCCAGAACTTGATCCCGCCACGCTTGAAGGTCACCGGCCAGAAGCAGCGGGAGAGCAGCCGCATCCCGTACGGGTTTTCATAGGTCGGGAAGTGCCGGGCAAAAACGAACTTGCCGAAGGGCAGTTTCTCGCTCTCCGGGTTGCCCACCGAGAGGAAGCGGGGTTGGTTGTCGTTATCGAAGCCGAACCACTTGCGGGGCTTGGCCACCAGGTCGGCGATCCGCAGCCGGCCGCCTTCGGCCCGCCAGATGATTTCCACCGGGGTATAGCCATAGTAGGGGGCGTCTAGGATCTCGCTGACCAGGTTGTAGAGGTCCACCCGCTCCAGATCCTCGGCCAGATCCTGCCGCAACTTCTCCGCCGCCGGGCTCGGCTCCTCGTCGTGGACCGATCCGGCCCGCCAGCGGAATTCCCGCCGCAGGGTGCCCAGCTTGCGGGTTTGCACCACGCTGGTCACATGGGCATCGGCCATCAGCCCCTCCAACACCTGGGGGCCGTCGCCCCGTGCCCGCAATACCGGATCGGGATCCGGCAGCAGGCCCATCAGCGAAGAGAAATCCCAGGCCGTGGCCCGGCTGGCCATCTCCTGCTGCAAGGCGGCCCGGTCCGCCGTTTCGGCGAACTCGACAAACGTCTCCGGGGACACCCAGATGCCCTTGCTCATGCGTACCCCCGCATCATGCTGTTGGCCTGCCGGGGTAGGCCGGTGAGGATGCGGCTCGGACCGCCGGCGTGCTGCTGCAGGCCGCTGATCGCCATCTCCGCCGCGTCCGGACCGTCGTCGTTGACCGAGGGGGTGAGGAGGTAAACGAACTGCTCCCGCAGGCGGTCCTGATCGGAGTGGCCCCGCTCGAAGCGGATTTTGCCGTACTCCCAGAGGTAGCTACAGGTGCCAACGATCCGGCCCTCCTTGTTGGTGTTGTGCTGCACCGGTACCCAGGGCAGATAGCTGCCGACCTGCCGGGCGTAGTTCTGGATTGTCTCGTGCAGGAAGTCCTTGAGCATGTTCTCCTCGATGAAGACCTGCGTGCTGCCGTACTGCTCCCGCTGGGTATAGGCAGCGGCAAACATCTCGCCGACGCTGCGCTTCTTGATCCAGGCATGGAGGCAGCAAAAGACCATCTCCGCCGGATCGAGGCCGAAGGTGACCACGGCCCGGAAGTCGTTGTTCTCCCCGGCCTTGGCCGAGGGATCGACTGCCGTGGCCACGATCAGCTTGCGCTCGACCAGGTGGATGCGCTCGTAGCTGGTGGCCTGCTCCTCGGGGAAGGGGCTGTCAGCCACCGCCACCTTGTTGCGCATCTCGCGGTTGAAGTCGAAGCTGCCCATGTCCCGCTTCTTGGCGGCAAGCCTTTCCATCGGCCAGTTGGCCGGCCAGAGGGGGCGCTCGTCCGGGGTTCCCTCGTCCAGGATGGCGTCGTACACCTTGGAGAAGTAGAGGGGCTCGCCGGTTTCTTCGTCGGTGATGGCGATCAGTTGCGAGATCGCCGAACGGGGATGAAAGAGGTTTCCCACCATCAGAGCCTTGTAGCCCTTACCCATGGAGCCCAGCACCGTGCCGCGAATCCAGGAGATCAGTCGCTTGACCAGGCGCGGGTTCTCGACGTTCTCGTCGTTTTCCATGTCGTCGAAGCGCGCGTAGTCCGGGCGATGGGGGCCGTTCTTCAGGCCGCGCACCTTGTCCTTGCGCCCCCGGGCCAGCACCCAGATCCCGGAAGCGGTCTTGAAATCATCGTCGCCCCAGCTCTTGGTCTTGAGGTTGCCGAAGTCGTGCCGCAGACGGACGTTTTCCTCCAGCTCCACCTTGATCGCCACCGTGAAGCCCTGGGCCTGCTCGTGGGTGTCGGAAACGATCAAGGCAAATTTGATCAGGTCGTGGCAGATCACATGGAGCGGATCGCCGAAGGTGAAGAAGGTGGACTTGGCGTGTTCGCGGGGAGCGCCGACCAGGGCGAACTGATCCTCAAGCCTGGCGATGTCCGCCCACTCTTCGTGGAAGCCGCCGAACTCGGTGGTGAAGTAGTGGGGCAGGTAGGTGGCGAAGAAGAAGAGCTTGTCGGTGCGCGATCGCTCGATCCGCTCCCGCTTCTTGGCCGGGGTGTCGTTCTCAAAGGGCGAAACGGACTCCGCCACCCAGCGCCGCAGCTCGGCGACCTGCCGGTCGTACTGTCCTTCGCTGATCGTCGGCCGCTTACGCATTGCCATTGATGCTCTCCGCCTTGAAGGCCAGGGTAAGGGCGTCGAAGTTGCCGGCCAGCACCTTGAGCCCCTCGGGATCGTTCTCCCGCAACCAGCCGGCCAGCCATTGCAGGTTTTCCAGGAACAGCCGGGGCCGGTCGATGGCCACGCCGCCGGCCTCGACCGCCTCCCATCGCTGGACCAGGGTGCCGAGCTTGGTGATCGAGTCCAGGGAGACCGCGCTGATCTCGCCGGCCACGCTCTCCTCGATGTGCCGCAATTCCCGGTCGAAGAGCGCCCGCAGTCGCTGCACGTTGCTCCGCTTCTGCTCCCGGGCCAGGTCCCAGTCGTCCTTGTCCTGGCCCGGCCGCAAGGTCGCGGACTTCCAGGAGGAAAGGGTTTGCCGGGATACGCCCAGCGCCTCTTCGATGGCGGTGAGGCTCTTGCCGTCCGCCGTGTACATGCGCATGGCGGCATCGTAGAGCCGGGCCTTGTCGCCCTTGGCGGCCATCAGGCCAGCTCCCGTTCCAGCCGGGCGATCTCGGCCAGGGTCGCCTGGAGTTCAGCCCAGGCGCCGACCAACTCGTCCATCTGCTCGGCGAGCTGGGGCACGGCCAGATCGGCGACCGGGGTGAGGGCGGTGTTGAGGCCCTGGCGGATCGCGGTGCAGTTCCCCTCGATCCGCAGGGACAGCTTCTTCGCCCGCATCCGGGCGTCGGCCAGCTTGCCCCGCATGGCGGCGCGTTCCAGGCTCATCCGTGCACCTCTTTCTCAACCTTGGGATTCTTGCGCATCAGCGGGCAATAGAGATTGGCGGCCACGCTGCTCTCCACCTTGGTCATTGATTGTGACGCCAGCAGCAGGGTATCCCGGTACCCCTCCGCGATCTCGGTGATCGATTTGACCAGGATCACGTTGTCCTCGTACATGCGCACCGCAGCGGCATGCCGCTTGCCCTGGATGTAGGTGATGGCCATCATCCCGACCCAGGGGCCGATCTGCATGACCACCACGACGGTGAACAACGGCCAGGTGCCGATCTCCTTGATGATCGCCACCAGGGCGGTGAAGGCGGCCACGTCTTGCGGGGTCATCTATTTCGACCCCGTGATCAGGCTCAGCATCTCGCCGCTCTTGCCGCGCTTCTCCGCGCTGCGGCCGATCACCCAGATGGAACAGACGCCGCCCCATGTGTACCAGAACTGCTCGGGCAGTTGGATCTGCGGCAACTCGATCGGCCTGCCCATGATGGTCAGCACCAGCCAGGCGATGATGGGCAGCAGCACGTGGACCAGGCCGATGGCAGCCAGGCCGAAATAGACGATGCTCGGCCGTGCCCGTTTGGTGAAGTTGTCGCCCTGGCCCATCTCGGCGGTGATCACCTGCTGCTGCATGGCGATAAGCGCGGTCTCCCGCTGTTCCAGCATCTGCTCGATCTGTATCTGGGCGGATGCCTTTTCCGCATCGCTCATGGACGGCGGGAAGAATCTGTTGATCATCCCCTTCGCCAGATCCGCCACCGAACCGAGACCCGTCAAATCCATCTCACCCCTCCCGCATCATGGTTGCCAGGGTCTGGGCGCGCCGGCCCACCTGGTTGGCCCAGGCCGAGGCAAGCATCTCATCGGCGGCCCGGTTGAAATCGCCGGCCACTATGGCGGCGAGCATCTGCTTGAATTGCAACAGTCGGGGCAGGCCCAGGTTGAAGCACATGTCGATCAGGGCCTTGCGCCGACGGGGCGACAGGGCCAGGAAGCCGGGTAACACCTTTTCCAGAGAGAAGCGGGCCGCCAGGATGTCGTTGCGCAACAGCATCATGGCCTCGGCCTTGCTGATGCCGTTGTCGTCGAGGTTGCGGCCGCAGCCGATGGTGAGTTTCCCGGCCGAGCAGCGGTAGGGCTTGAGCCGCAGCCCCTCGTGACTGATAAGCTGTTGTTCCAGCTCGCGGTCGAATTCGTCCTGGTTCATGCTGCCTCCTTTGCTTTCATGGTGCGCCGCCATTGCCAGATAACACGCAGGTTGGCGAGATACTGGATCCGCTCCGCGCGGCTCATGGCCCGCATGTTCTCGATCAGCCTTTTCCTGGTTGCCCTGTACATCTCGCCCTCCTGCGTAGGGTGGCTGCCGGCGGGGCGCTGAGCCCGCCCCGCCGGTAGCCTAGGAGAAAGGAAGTAGAGTGAAAGTGAATGCGATACCAGTGTTACCGAAAGAAACGGATTGGCGGGAGATGAAGAGGTTCAGCGGGTGGGGTTCAGCGGGCGGGTGGGGCGGCAGATAGCGGGAGCCAGGATGATGAGAACGGCCAGGAGGAGGCGGGGTGACCTGAAAAGAACCGCGACTGCGGCTACTCGTCGCACCATGAGTGCGTCTTCGTGCCGCCGTCATAGGGCATGGCCAGGCCGCGCCGGACCAACTCGGCAGCGACATCGACACCGTCAGCCACCACGGCGGCATTGATGCGAAAGTACTTGTCCCGGCCGACATCGACCAGGGCGATCTTCTTGGCGCGGGAAAGCATGCCGGCAACAATGGCCCTGGCCTCCCTGGCAAGCCGGGCCTCTCGATCACAGTGGCCCTTGATCTCCGGCGTGTCGATCCCGTTGATCCGGACCGAGATATCCTTGCCGATCAGCGGGTGGAGTCCTGGTAGGTCAACGGTAACGGTGTCGCCATCGTAGTTGCGGAGGTAGACCACGGGCTCGATGTTGCCATACGTTTCCGCGGCATCAGCCTGGGCAGGCGGAATCCGCAGACAGATCAACAGGATCAGCACAGCTTTTCGCATGTCGTTTTTCTCTCCTTGTTCTTCCGGTCAGCTCCGGATCGCAATTCGGCCCTGCGTTCCAAATAGCACGCCTTGCAGTAGGAGTGCCAGCCCTTCCCCTGGCCACGCCGATAAAAAAACTCGGGGGTGGCGGGCCAGTAGTCCCCGCACCTTGGGCACAGCAGCTCGCGGCCCAGTTCGGTGCGTATCGATGGCCTCGTCATGGCTCGCACTCCACCCCGGTTGCCGCGCCGGCATGGCGCGTTACTGTAAACGATCCGCCGCCAGCCGCAAAGCAAGTCGCCTCGGCCTGGGCAAAGAGGACAGGGTTTTCCGGCAGCCGCTGCGGCCGATAGTGCCAGGCCACCACAACCAGGGCGACGGCCAGCGCTGCGAAGATAAGCTGCTGCCAAGGCCGTGGCGCCGCCATCAGAACATCCTCATCTGGCGCTCATCCGGCCGGCCGATAATCTCCCACACCCAGCGGTCGGAGAGATTGAACTCCCTGGCCAGCCGGTTGACCGCCTCCCTGGCCGAGAGGCCGGCTGCGGTTAGGCGATCGAACTCCCGGCGGATCGTGTTGTCTCGGTGGCGCAGCATGAACTTTTCGAAGTGCCCAAAATAGATGGCGGTGGACTTGAAACGTCCGTAGAGCCGCATCAGGCCGTCAATGCCGACCGCCTCCGCCACCGCCCGCATGTCGCCATCCGGCAGATCCTCGATCGCCGGCCACGCCTCGCGCGGCAACCGGACTTTCGTATCCGACTTGGCGGTCACTCGTCAAACCCCATGAGTTTGCTCAACGGATTGCTGGTGGCCAGGCGAACGACCGGCACAGCGCCGCTGCGCTCATCCTCGTTGCGGCGACGCTCGACAGCCGCATCCGCCGCATCGGCCAGATCGTAGGCCACGCTTTTCAGGTAGTTGTGGTTCTTCATCGGCAGGCGCAGCTTGGGGTTCTCCCGCATCTGCTCCATGGCCTCGGCCCATATC